GTAGGTGCTGCAGGTGCGGCAGCATTAGTAATAGCACCTGTTAATGCTTGACCGATAGGACTTTTCTTTTTAATTACTAAAAAGTATACTGCTAGACCAACAATACCAAGTATAGCTGCTGCTATTAATGGTCCTGTTAATCCAGACATAGCAGAGCCAACACCCTTGCCAACACCTTCAGCTGCTGTAGCAAGACCTTTACCAGTACCTTCAGCTGCTGCAGCAAGACCTTTACCAGTTGATTCAAGACCTTTACCAACACCTTCAGCGGTAGTAGCAAGACCTTTACCAGTTGATTCAAGACCTTTACCAACACCTTGGGCTGCTGCAGAAGCTGCTTCACCAGCACTTTGTAACATAGCTGCACCAGCTACACCAGCAGCATAGATATCACCTTGAACCTTTGCAATTTGCACATCTGATAATTTTTTATCTACATTTTCAATCATTTCTTGAATCATACTATCATAGCTATTAACAAGTTTTGTAGCAATTTCATTTGTAACTTCTTGATTAAAAGCACAATTCATTACATCACTTATTAAAGAATCTTGTTGAATATTACTAATTACAATATCACCTTTAACATCAACTTTACCAATATCAATACTATTATTAGCAGCAGCATCATTTGCACATTTAGCAAGATTTTCTGATGATAAAGCATTAGCAAAATCATTTGATACATCTTTCTTATTCTTTTGTTTAAATGATTGATCTAAACTAAATTTATCTTTAATTGATTTCATAGTTTCTTCAGCTTTTTCATCATTGGTACTATTAGAAATATTGGCACTTAATATATCTGCAGCTGTCTCAGCCACTTTTGCAACAGCGCCGCCTGCAGCACCTGCAAGACTGTCAACAACACCTGTTACTGCATCACCTACATTAGTAGAAGCTTTAGTATCTTCTTTTTTCTTTTGAATAGAGTCAGCAATTTGTTTAGTGGATGATTTAACTTCATCTTTCATATTATTACTAATATCAGTTGTAATCTTATTGGCAATTTTTTGAACAAAAGTTGCATCAGTCTTGGATTCAATTTTTGATACTTGTTTAATACCTGTAAGTGTAAAACCACCACTACTACTCTTTGCACTACCAATATTTAATCTATTAGAAGCAGATAAACTCTTCATTAAATCTGCTTTATTAGATGAGGCTGCTTTATTGACAGCTTTCGTAACGAAAGATGCTGCCCCTTCAATTACTTTACTTTGATCTAATTTCTTTTCAGTCTCAGCAATATCTTGCATAGCCTTTCTATTCTTAATATTCTTGGTATTACCAATGTTGACAGCAAAATCTTCTCTTTCTAAGGCATGAGCCCCATATAAATGACTATATTTATTAATAAATCCAAATTCACTAGTAAAATGTTCAACTTCTTGTTCAGAATATTTACCAATAAATTTTTCAAGTTTAGGTGCAGCAGAAATTGAAAGAGCCCTGCTTATTTCAATACTAAGGGCATAAAACTTGCAAATTTTACCATGTTTAGTTGTCTTCATCATATTACCAAGAATATTATCTAATACATCAATAACATTATCAGCAAGAGAATGAATGAATTCTTCTTCAAAGAGACACTCAAATACTAATTTATCTTTGCATCTCTTAATAGCAGCAGGGTTTAATTTATTTTTTAATGAATCAGTAATATTAATCATAATATCAGGTGTGAAAGATGGATGTAATTCTAATAATAAACCTAATTTTTTAGTGATATCAACAAGTTCTTTAATAGATTTGTTAGTAAGACCAGTTAAATGCATAATATTAATTAAAATATCTCTATTTTCTTTTGCAAAATTTAATTCATTTACTGATTTTAATAATGCTTTGGATAAATCAACTGATACTTGATTAATAACTTTCTTCATTAATGCTTTATCAGCATCTGATAATTTGGCTGAATCCATATCACCAACCTTAATGATATCATTTTTATTACGCGTAAGAGCACTATTAGTAGCACCACTTAATAAAGAGGTAACCCCTCTTACAAGATCTTCTCTCTTCATAGATATACTCATATTAACATGATTAGCATAATCAGAAGCTAACATAGAAATAACACCAGGATAAGGACGATGTTTTTTATTTCCTTTAATTTGCACATGAGGGAAACGAGTAGCCATTCTTGCCTCATTTTGAAATCCTTCGACAGATTCAATTACGCTGAGAGGGATATTACCACCTAATATTTGTTCAAAATAACTCATTTTATATATAAATATATAGAAAAAAACTAAATTATTTAAAGTTATAATATTATATTGTACATAATGAATAGACATGATTTACTTTCTACTGCTGGAATTAGTCTAGCAGTATCATCTTTTGTTGTTCTTGTTAATAATTATTTTCTTTATAGACATTGCTGTCCAAAACAAGATAAGAAAAACGTAGAACAATTAAAAAAATCTGAAGAATAAACTAAATTATAAAAATTGTGATAATGAGTATTAGTCTTTTTATTTTTATTTATTATTTTTATTTATTATAAAAATTGATCGCACGAAACTACGTTTTTATATGTATAATTTACTCCTAAACTCGTAAATTATAAAAATTGAAAAAGTTATTTAAAAATATCTAAGTAAGATATATTTAATGAAACTTATTAGTCCATATCGGAATATTAAACAATATACTAGAATTTCTATTGAACCCTATCATATGAATAGTGATATTAAAAATAATATGAAATTAGTTCTTAAAAAGAAAGTTGAAAAGCGATGTAATAATAATGGTTATATTGATGAAGTATATAAAATTTTAGAATATTCCGATGGAAGAATGCCACCTGAAAATTTAAGTGGGAGTGCTATTTATGATATTACGTATCATTGTAAAATATGTATCCCGATTGAAAATACTGTATTAATTGGTATGATTCGTGTAATTAATCAAGAATTGGTAGTTGCCATTAATGGGCCTATTATGTTCTTTTTACCTAAAGAGCATGTTGATACAAATATATGGGATATTCCAGATGGATATATGAATAAAAATGCAAAGAAAAAACTATTAACCGGTGATTATGTAAAAATTCAGATTATTGAGAAACGTATTAATCGAAACGATAGTCAAATTAAATCAATTGGAAAGTTATTAGATTTTGCATCTTCTGAAGAGGTTGAGAAATATTTTGGTAATAAAGTTGTTTTGGAAAAATCAGCTCAATCAGAATTATCAATAGAAGAAGAAACTAAAGAAAATAATTTTATCATCTAATATAATGAAATTCAGTCTTATTATAATTTTATTTATTATTTTGCATGCATTAGCACGAATTTTATTTATAAAAAAGAAGACTTTACAAATATTATAAATAAAAAAATTATTAAACCAAAAATTCTACATCTTGTGTTATTTTCACATGACAATGGAGCGTATGATATGATGTTAAAAATATGAAATTAATAATAAATAACATTACAACGTAACATACTTAATTTCTTTAGGATTAATAACATTACCACCAAGATTAGGAAAATGTTTAATAAGAAATTTTGCCATTATCCATCCTGAAATTTCTTTACCTCTATTTGCTATGAACCATTTTCTTGCTTGATAAGTATTAGGACGTAATATTTTATCAAGAGCATCATTTATATTATTTTTATTTGTAAAAAATTCACCTGTTACATTTGGTATAATATTATGCCATCCACCCACTATATTATAATTTACCAAAGCCGGCATATTATAACATAAGGCTTCTGTTATTACTCGAGGAGATGCATCCATTATATTAGGAACAAATATAAATCTACACTTTTGCATAGTTGCTTGAAATTCGTGATAATCAAGTGCAGGTAGTACAGTTATATAATCTGAACATAATTCAGTGAATTCACAATTTTCTCTACCAACAATAATACCTTTTAATTTATATTTACCACACATTACTTTTAAACATTCTTTAGCTAAATCCCAATTACGATTATATGATTGCCATCCAGGATTACATTGATCATCATCTTTGGGACAAGAATAAAAGAAATCATATTTTTTATCTTTCATATTAGGAACCATTATATTACTATGATCTTTTAAATCAGCTTCAGTTAATAAGATATGTGGCAAACCTGATTTTATTAATCGTTCTGATGGTTTTCTAAAACAATGTAACCATGCAGATACCATTGAAAGATAATTGTGATTATTTTCAACATGATACATATCTTCATATGGTGTATCAATTGGATCAGGGAAAGTTAAATACGAAGATATTCCACAAAAATTTAATCCCATTTCTTTATATTTATCATAAGTAGCATCATCTTCTTTTGTTCTAAATGGTGCAGAAATAAGTATCACGTTTAATTTATTACCCTTATCATCAAATACATTACGAAAAGGCCATTTAACTGTTGGAATATCTTCAGGATTAATCACATTAGTATTACTCATAAAATCATAATTATAACAACTTAATATGTAGAGTCCTATTACAATTATAAATAAAATTTTTTGAATCATTATACTATATAATAGAAATTAAATATTAAAATTAGTTTTAATTTTAGCTCGAATATCAATTAATGCTCTTCCTAGTAAGTTTCTTTCTTGAAGAATATTACATTATTAAATATAAGTTGTTGGTTCATCTCATTTTAAATCTTCGCATGTGTAAAATAGAAATACATTATTTAATTCTTATTCAAAATAATAATTATAATATTAAGTTGTTTTTCTTATAAAAATTGATATATTATAATTTAAAAATATAATAATATATAAATGAAATGAAGATACACAAACTTTACAAAATTTATATTTATGAAAAATATAATGAGTTAAAAAACTCAGAGAAAATATTAAATAATTATGATTTAGCTAAAATATTTGAATGGTTTTCTTGTATCTATTTATATCAACAATATAATAAACCATTTTATGAATATAGTGATATTGATCCCACTTTTAAAGAAATAAATAGTATGAGTAGAAATGATACAGGTATTGATTGTTGTGATTTGATTGATACTATTGTTCAATGCAAACTACGAAAAGATACTTTAGATTGGAAAGAATGCGGAACTTTCTTTGGTAGTGTTAATATATTTGATGAGACGATACAAGAATTAGTAGTAAGATGGAAAAAACTTATTATTACTAGAAATGAAGAATGTAAGTTATCTAAGAATTTATTAGAAAAATCAAAATTATTTTCTGATATAGCTTTTCCACGTAAAGACATTATAGATTATTGTGAAAATCTTTTAGCTAATCCGCCAAAATATCCTAAAATTGAAAATCAAGAATTCATATTAAGAGATTATCAAGTAGAAGCAATAAATATTATACGAACTAATAAAATGAATACTATCATTTCATTACCTACTGGTTGTGGTAAAAATGTTGTTATTATCTATTCAATGAAAAAGAATAAAAAATATCTTATTCTAGTTCCACGTATCATTTTAATGGAACAATTAATGGATGAAATAATACGACATAAACCAGAATTAACTAATACTATTCAATGTATTGGTGATAATAACGTGCGAGCACAAGATTATGATATGAGCAAAAATATTTGTATTTGTGTTTATAATAGTGTATCATTAATAGAACCATATTTCATATCTTTTACTAAAATTTATATTGATGAGGCTCATCATATTAATAAACCATTTCTATATAATGCAGAGATATATGACATTGAAGAAGAAACAATAGAACAAGATGTAGATTCTGATTATGACAGTGATATGGAGGAACAAGTTCTAGAATTAGTTGATGATATTGAAGATGAGATTAAAAAAACTTCTGGGTATCATGATATAATTAAATCATTAAGTAAATATAATAATAATGTTTATCTTTCTGCTACTATAGACGAGATAAAAGATTTTTCATATTATATGAAAGATATACGTGATATGATAGAAATGAAATATTTATGTGATTATAATATTCATATTCCTATTTTTTCAGATGACCCAACAAATAAGAATATTTGTGTACATCTAATAGCTAATTATAGAAATATTATTATCTATTGTAATTCTCAAAAAGAAGGAAAAGCAATAAATACTATTATGAATACACTTCAGAAAGGTTGTTCAGAATATATTGATTGTATGACATCAAAAAGTAAACGTAATAATATTATTAAGAATTATAAAGAAGGTCGTATTCCGTTTCTTGTTAATGTACGTATCCTAGTAGAAGGATTTGATGCACCAATTACAAAAGGAATATGTTTTATGCATCTTCCTAGTAGTAGGACAACTTTAATACAAATTATTGGTAGAGCTTTACGTTTACATCCATTAAAGACTATATCACATATCATTTTACCATTTTCTTGTAAAGAAGATGAAAGTAATATATGTAATTTTCTTAAAGTTATGGCATCTAATGATAAACGTATTAAACAATCTTATAAAAATAAAAAAATAGGTGGTTATATTTCTATTGAAAATACTATAGAAGATGTTGAAGAAGAAAATATAGAAAAAGAACTTGGACTATTTAGATATAATATGATATTTGATAATATGGGTAAACTGTTAAATAGAACTGAAATGTGGATGGAACAATTAGAAAAAGTTAAACAATATATAGATATTAATAAGAAAAAACCATCTCAACATGATAAAAATAATGATATCAAAATATTAGGAAAATGGATATCTACTCAACAAACTAATTATAAAACTAAAAATTATATAATGTCAGATAAAACTATATATGATATGTGGACAGAA